GGTAAGTCTCTTTTAGGTAGCCTAAGTCCAGTATATGGCATAGCAACTGGAGAGGGTTTGTTTGGAAAGATTGGTGCTGGCGGTGCACTTGGCGCTGTCGGAAAACTTATCGAGCGCTCCAGAGATGATGACGAAGAAAAAAAGGAAGGCACCCCTGGCGACGCCATGAAGGCAACAGCAATGAATGCGGCGGCTCGGCCAGCAACTATGGCGGCAACAGCCGCACCCCGCGCCATGAAGCGTGGTGGTTCTACAGGGCGCAGTCGTCCTATCGACGGCATTGCTGTTAAGGGTAAAACTAAAGGACGTATGTGCTGATGGCGCAAAAGAAGTTTGACCAAACATATATACCTAAAAAGGTTATTAAGCGTAAGGGGCGTCACAAGAAGTCGCTAAACAAGCGAGATAAACCGAAAGGCTTTTTTGGATGATCAGAAAGTGTGCGACATCGAGGAAACGGCCAGTCGCTCTAAGTAAAGGCGGCAAGCCAAAGTCTCGCGTCAATGAGGCTGGGAACTACACAAAGCCTACATTGCGTAAGAAACTATTTAATCAAATCAAGGCTGGGGACAAAGGTGGCAAACCCGGCCAATGGAGTGCGCGTAAAGCGCAGATGCTAGCCACAGCATATAAAAAAGCTGGTGGCGGTTATAAAAGTTAGGGGGTCTTATGTTAGACCCCATCTCACTAGGGCTAACTGGAATATCATTATTCCAGAAATCTGTAGAAATGCTCAAGTCTGGAATTGATACGGCTAACGATATACGCGATATAGCTGGTGCCATTGACGGTATGTTCGAGGGTGAAAAGCAAATCAATCAACAGCGTTTTGGAAACAAGTCTATCCTTGGGCAAACTAAGGATGCGGCATCATCTGTGATTGACGCCAAGCTAGCTCGTGAAGCCATGGATGAGATGCATACTCTTGTGGACAACCGTTTTGGTTTTGGCACATGGGCTGAGATCATTGCCGAGCGCAACAAGCGTATCCAAGAGGAAAAGGAAGCTATGCGAAGGGCTAAGGTAGAAAAGCTAAAGAAGCGCAAAAAGATGGTTCACAATGCCCAGATTATTGGAGTCAGCGCTGGGTCATTCCTTCTTATTATTGCAATAGTGGCTGTGTTTGCCTTGGCATATGCAAACGCATCAAGTCTTGTTGTCATAGCAAGTACGATGTAGAATATTAATATGAGTAAGGCAAAATCACAGAAAAGCCTAGACGCTTGGACAAAACAAAAATGGCGAACCAAAAGCGGTAAGCCATCCACCCAAGGGCCGAAGGCAACGGGAGAGCGGTATCTTCCTGAGAAGGCTATCAAGTCGTTAAGTGCAAGTGAGTATGCGGCAACGACTCGAAAGAAAAAGGCAGATACCAAAAAAGGAAAACAATTTTCTAAACAACCGCCAAAGGTTGCAAAGAAAGTTAGAAGGCACAGAAGGACTGCATAATGGCTGTAGTAACACCAGACCTACCAGAACTATTCGAGGAAGCATTTGAACGTGCTGGACTTGAGATGCGGTCTGGTTACGACCTAAAGACGGCTCGCCGTAGCTTAAATCTTTTGACTCTTGAGTGGCAAAATCGCGGCCTTAATCTTTGGACGATTGCCGAAGGCACATTGCCGATGGTGGCTGGGCAGGCAACGTACACACTGCCAAGCGATACGATTGATCTGATTGAGCATCAGGTTCGTACAGGTAGTGGGATTAACCAGACGGATACAAACCTTGAGCGCATCAGTGTGTCAACATACGCTCAACAGTCAAACAAAAATACACAGGGGCGCCCGACACAAATTTTTGTTGAGCGGCTTGCTGATTCTACCAAAGCCACAATATGGCCAATCCCAGATTCAACGCAATCTTATACTTTGTTTTACTATCGGCTGGTCGGGATTGATGGTGTTGCTTCTGGCATTGGGGCAAACGCCGCAGTGCCGCCACGGTTCGTTCCGTGCTTGGTCGCTGGCTTGGCATATTACATTGCAATGAAGAAGCCGCAGGTTTCAGACCGTGTTGCTGGGTTAAAGCAAGAATACGAGTTTCAGTTCGAGCTTGCCGCAGGGGAAGATGCAGACCGCTCGTCGGTTAAGTTTGTACCATATGATACTTTCTACTTGGGGGCATAATGGCTTACGCTAAGGGTAGCAAGGCATATGGATACTGTGATAGAAGTGGCTTTAGGTATCCACTTAACGAACTTGTGTATGAGTATAAAGATGGCGTTAAGACTGGGTTTAGAATCGGCAAGGATATTGTTGACCCAGACCAGCCGCAAAATTTCTTAGGGCGCGTAAAGATTAATGACCCGCAGGCTTTACGAGACCCTAGGCCAGATAGATCGCATGACTCACTGTTTGGCTTTAATCCTGTGGGCAACCCAGCCCAGTACGCAATAGGCGATATTGGTAAAGTCAAAATAGTAACCTCATAGGAGTGTGTTATGGCAAAAAAAGGTTTTTTTGAACGCCTGTTTGGCGATGATGTGTTGGTAAGCAAGGACTCGCCAGCGGCTCGCGTTCGTGCAAACAAAGCAGAAGGTGAGCGTAAACGCGCTCGCACTCGCGACTTTTCTCAGACCCGCGAAGGTCGCACAAAACAAGACCCGCAATTTCTGGCGAATCCCCGCAAATATAAAGTTAAATCTGGTGACACGCTGTCTCAGATTGCCCGCGATTATGGCGTTAGCTTGCAGTCGGTTCTCAAAGCTAATGACATAGAGGACGCAAATAAAATTCGTGCTGGCGCAAACCTTATTATTCCTGGCGGTAAGAAGCCAAAGGCAACTGATGTGTATGAGGGCACAAGCAAGTCTGATATGGAAAAGATGAGCATGGGCCGCACTCGTGAACAGGTTGCCTCTAGAAGCGCCGCAAACACAAAGGCTGAAGGCGAGCGCCGCGCCAGTGTTCGCAGTGAGCGTGGCCTTAAAAAGCCTGAAGGTAGCAAATACTCAAAAGGCGGCAAGACTGTCAAGAATATGGCTGGCGGTGGTAGCTGTCGTGGCATGGGTGCCGCATCTCGAGGCGGTAAGTATTCCGTTAAATAATGTCTGACCTTATATGTAACTTGCCAGCCATTCATGTATGGGTTCGGAAAGAGTATCTTCGAGATCATAAGGATGGCCATGGCGAGTTCGTAAAGGGTGTTTGGGTATCAGCTAAATCCATGCCAGGTAGGGCGTTTTACTTTGAAACATACCTACCTGAGTATGGGGCTTTATATGACAAGTTGCCTATATCGGCGTTTGTATCCGAGCCAACAAAGCCAAGCCCAGACATGGAGTTAATAGACTTGCAGTTTTGGAATTGCATGGATTATGGGGTAACAACCATACACAAGCAGTTCATTGGCAGTATGGACTTTGAGGTTTTTACAAAAAACCACGGGATACAAAAGGGTTCATACATAGCAACAATCGATAATTATCACGCACACTCAGATGAGGTCGATTGGTCAACGTCAGAAACGCCATCGGAGCATAAGTCTTTTAATCTTATAGAGCTTGAGAACGGGCAGTATTGTCTGTATCCTAATAACAGGATGAGGGTGTATGATATTTCTCTTACACCATCCGAACCGAAGACCCCAGACTTTCTGGTATCAACAGAATATTATGCGGTCGAAAATGGAAATGAGTGGGGTAGGCTTGGTGATACAGATGAATATTACTGGCGTACCAAACAGGAGTCTGAGTAATGGCGCTGACATATACAACGCTAAAACAAGCGATACAGGACTATACAGAAAATGATGAGTCAACGTTTGTTTCGCAACTTGATACATTCATTCAGCAGGCGGAAGAAAGAATTTACCGCTCTGTTACTGTTCCTGATCTACGCAAGAATGTTAGTGGAACTGTTACCTCTGGTGTACGTTTCCTATCTAAGCCAACAGATTATCTAGCATCATTTTCTATTGCGGTTATAGACGCTAGCGGCAACTACACATTCCTTATCGACAAGGATGTGAACTTTGTACGCGAGGCGTACCCATCGACCTCAACTCAAGCCCAGCCCAAATACTATGCCGAGTTTGACGAGGACTCATTTATTTTGGGGCCAACGCCAGATGCTGACTATAATGTTCAGTTGCACTATTTTTATGACCCAATATCTATTACCGCTTCCCCAGACGGAACAAGCTGGCTTGGCACAAACGCCGAATCTGCATTGTTGTATGGCTCGCTTGTTGAGGCATATGTATTTATGAAGGGTGAGGGTGATGTGATAACGATGTACGAACAACGTTATCAAAACGCGATGGAAGAATTGTCTAGACTTGTTGACGGAAGATACAAGCGGGACAGCTATCGCGACGGAGAACCAAGACTGGAGATGTAATGAAAATAGATAGCTTACGCGGCGCCAAGGTGGCAATCGTCGCGCTCGGTGGCAGTTATGCTGACTACATTGCCGCAAGGTTGCGTAGTGAAGAATTTGACGAAGTATGGGGGATTAATAGCATAGGTGGGGTTATACACGTTGACCGCACATTTATGCTTGACCCAGTAGATAGATTCTTAGACACAGAATTTGCTGGGCTTCAAACCAAGCTAGCTCGTGAGTTCTTAGCTACAAATACAAACCCAATATATACCTGTGTGTTAGATGAGCGGGTTCCAACATTGGTTGAGTATCCGCTTGAAGAAGTAGTTAGGGATACTGGCCTTTGTTACTTTAACAATACTGTGGCGTACTCTCTAGCATTTGCAGTTTACCAACAGGTCGGTCGTTTGCATTTATATGGAATTGACTACAGCTACCGCAAGAATATTAACTTTGCCGAAGCTGGTAGGGCTTGTTGTGAGTTCTGGTGCGCTACCGCTATCTCAAGGGGTATTCATATTGAGGTTGCCCATAGGTCTGGTTTGCTAGATACAAATGTCCCAGAGAACGAGAAGCTGTACGGCTACCATAGGCTGGATGACCCATTGGTTCAGAAGGTTGAAAATGGTTCATTGCTTATAACAAGACAGTCAAGCATTGAGTCTCCAGAGGCTACAGACGGGGATAGGCCAGAGCCTGTATTGTTTGGCAGGCATGATATTGAGGGTGTAACTTGGAGTAAAGACGATGTTTAATGTTGATGTTTCGGTAGCTGTAAACTCAGTAAAGGTGCAGACTTCCGACAATGGTGGTTTATCAAACGAACAAGTAACCGAGATGGCACTAGACAAAATCATTTCGGTTTCGGAAAATGTACCACAGCCAATACGCGATCAGGTCATGGCTTACAAAGATCGTTTACGGGCTGTTTTATTTCAGTACCTATTGTTGGCACGGAAAGAAGAACGTGCTACGATTTGTCATGCGATTAGTAAGTCAGGTAATGCCGACCTCGCGGAAATGATAAGGAGATTATAATGGCCATTACACAAGCTATGTGTACCTCATTTAAGCAAGAGCTTCTTGTCGGTACGCACGATTTTACCACAGGTACGGGCGATACCTTTAAGCTAGCCCTTTATGCTATTGGCGCTGGCGGCAAGTCGGCAACCACTGCTACCCTTGGCGCGTCCACAGCTAGCTTCACCACAACTGGTGAGGTTGCATCGAGTGGTTCTTACGCGACGGGCGGCGGTACTCTTACCAACGTCACGCCAACCACATCTGGAACAACAGCGTTTACGGACTTTGCTGACCTTAGCTTTACCACAGCAACGATTACGGCGCGTGGCGCCTTGATCTACAACAGCACGGATAGCAATAAAGCCGTTGCGGCTCTCGACTTTGGTGGAGACAAAACATCTACGGCTGGCACGTTCACTATCCAGTTCCCAACGGCAGACGCATCTAACGCGATTATTCGCATCGCCTAAGCGGTGTAGTCATGGCTATTATATCGGGATGGGGCCGAGGCACTTGGAGCCAAGGCGCATGGAACGAAGCCATCCCGGTCGAACTTACCGGAGTCACAGCTACCTCGGCTGTTGGCTCCGTAAGTATTTCTGCATCAGCTAACGCCCAGCCAACAAACGTATTCGCAACTGGTACCCTCGGTGACGAGAGCATCAGGATTGACACGTCAGTCATAGGCGTTAAAGCAACTGGCACGGCAGAGATTGGCGAGGAGTCAGTATCGGCTGGAGCCAATGTATTCCCAAGCGGTAATGAGGCAACATCAGCCCTAGGCTCCGTAACGGTAGAGGCATCCGCACTTGTATCCGCGACAGGTGTCGAAGCTACAGGGCAGACTGGCGACGAAGCCGTCTCTGGTTCAGCCAATATATTCCCCACAGGAATAAGTTCATCTGCACTTTTAGGCGATGAGACTATAAGAATAGATGCATTTGGCTTACCGTCTGGTGTGTCAGCCGCAGGCTCTATAGGCAATGTGGTCATAGAAAGCGCATACAGCGTCACTGGAGTGTTTTCTTCTGGTCAGGTAGGGGGTGTCGTCATAGAGTCTAAATACGCTCTGACGGGCGTATCTGGGGCCTCTAGCACTAATTCGGTATCTGTGTCGGCTGGCGCAGTTGTTTCTGAAGAGGGTGTATCTGCCAATGGTGATACTGGCACTGCGCTTGCCGCAGGTGGTGCCAAGGTAACTGGTGTTGGCGTTGACGCAACTGTTAGCTTCGGTGATGAGCAGGTGTCCGCTGGGGCGAATGTATTCCCGACTGGGGTGTCATCAACTATATCTGTTGGGACAGTAGTTGCAGTCGGTGTTTCTATTGCTCTTCCAACTGGAGTATCTGCATCTGCATCGGTTGGAACAGTCACGGTTGATGACGTTGCAATCGGCGTGACGGGATTGTCAGCGACCATTTCAGTTGGTAAAATAAATATATGGGGTCGCATCGTTCCAGACCAAGTCCCCAACTGGCAAGCTATATCTGATAGCCAGTCGGCAAATTGGAACGCAATCAACACTGTTCAGGCGCCAAGCTGGACGGTAATCGATGATAGTCAAACAGATAGCTGGGGTGCAGTTAATACTGACCAGACCCCGAACTGGAAAGAAGTAGCGTAATGGCTAGTACATATGCACCTAATACTGGTATCGAGCTTATTGCAACTGGCGAACAGTCAGGGACATGGGGCGATACCACTAATGTAAACCTACAGATCATTGACCGTTGCTTGAACGGCGTTGTCACGATTGCCCTGTCTGGCACGACACATACACTGACAACCTCGGATGGTTCGCTGTCAGATGGTATGTATAAGACTCTGGTTCTTGGTGGCTCTCCCTCTGGAACAAACACAATCACTATCGCGCCTAATGACGCTCAGAAAATGTATTTTGTTGTGAACTCGTCTGGCCAAGACGCGGTGTTTTCACAAGGCTCAGGCGCAAACGCAACAGTTCCAAACGGACAAAATAAAATTA